ATTCCATGCTCAAGTCGAGTATAACTTTTGGTTTACTCGATTCCAAACTGAGAATGCTCAGTGGCTTGGCCTACTAGATGCTCTTGGGGTTAATCTTAACCCTGCGATTATCTGGAACGCCATTCCATGGACATTTGTCATTGATTGGGTCGTCGACATTAGTCGATGGCTCGATCAACGAAAAGTGTTGAACTTGGAACCTGCTGTTAACATATCGCGGTACATGTGGTCCTGGAAGTTCTCGCGTACTGTTCGACTTCGCATTGCTGCGAACTCCGAACTGTCGCCAGAGTTCCAAGGGTATGTGTACCTGCCGGATTTGGTGGAAACGATTTATCGTCGTGACCTCCAATTACCGACATATTCCCAGTTTTTAACTGGGAGCGGATTGAGCTCGAAAGAGCTTAGTCTGGGTGTAGCCCTGCTCATTACGACAGGGAAACATCCAAAGTCCCATCGGAGATAATCCGATTAGACCTTTAACAAGTCTATCTGGTATATACCAGAAAAACGAGGGCGACAAGCTCTCGACCATTAAGCATGTTAACTAACACACTTAATACGAACGAAGTGAAGAACGCCGCCGGCACAGAAGTCGAGTTTACTCGGCTGAGTACCGGCGACCGCAAGACAGAATTCGCTATGATTAGCGAAACTCCTGCCCTCCCTAATCGAATGAACATTAGCCACATTGAGACTGGCACCGGTGTGAACCGGCGTCGGCGCTCTGTGGTTAGGTTCGATCGAACAACGGCGGGCGAAGTCGACACGACATTGAATGTCAAGTCGTCTGCCTACGTGGTGTTGGATTCCCCTATTGGGAATCTAACTGCGTCCACTGCCCAGAAAGCAGTACTCGCACAGCTTATTTCGTTTGTCGCGTCTTTAGGCGCGTCGACGACTATTCTGTACGATTGCACTGGCAATGGTGCTGATGTCCTTGTAAACGGCGGTATCTAGGGTTTAACCTAGTCGCCTAATTGCATATGCAATTCAAGTACATAGTTCTTCTGGTTCTATTTTGCGGTTGTGAAACTGCAAAATTCCCCGGCGAGTTGTCTTTAAGATACCGGCCTACGGTTGCTAAAGGTAGTAATACCTTTAGTAACGCGGAAAGGTCGTCTGGGTCCCTGGAAACACAAAGTTTTCCGGAACCCCCGCTGATTGTCCACACGAATATGTGGTAACCAGGGTCTTAAAGGCGCCTCGTAACAAACGGTACTGATCGAGTAGGTGAGAATGCGCAGTAGCTAGGTTCGTAAGCTTGGTTTCAAGCTCGCGAATCTTAACTTCGTGCCTTATCAATTCGGCAGTACTGTTTGTCTTGATTGTGGTAGCGGTTTTTCCGTTATTCATAATCATTCTTCGTTCTAGTCGTAGTGTTGGTGCATGCTCTAGGAGGAATACCTTATGGTATCCAATAAGAGCCTAGATGAAATAAAAGTCATCGAACACCTACTCTACGACGCTCACGTGTCTTGGAGTAGTTACTTCAACGCTCGGGCTTACCGGCTAACAGTTGCAAAACTGCGCCAGCGAGCTCGTGATGAAGGAGTGAGTTTTCTTACGAAAACTCTACCTCGATTGGGCAAGTGCCTTGATCAGGCGCTTGCAGGTGCCACAAAACTAACAGGAGCCGTCCATGGTTTTGATACCATGAATGGTTCTGAACTTCCTAGATTTCTAGGTGAGTTCTTTAGTCGTGTGCTCCAACCGACTGGGGAGGTCCTTCATAACCCTGACACACAATGCGTCAGCGTACTACGGCAAATATTATACTCGTTTTACAAGTATGAATTGCCCTATACAGAAACACAGACCCAACAGGTCATCGACAGTTTCAAAAAAACTGAAGATGATCTTATTCGTGTCGATGCTTCCAACGTTTTATTACGTTGCGCATTGCATGATCACTGCATCAAGAACAGAAGACGTCGAGTCTATTGGGAGGATCTTAAAGATCCTTCCTGGATTCTTAAACAATCTTCTCAACTTGATATAGTTCGCGAAGCTCGTCTTCTCCTTTGGGAGTTATTCGAGCGGTTCGATCCTTATAATATCACACCTAGACATGGTCCCGGTGTCGTCTCTACAAAAGAGCGACTAGGAGCCAAGTTTATGTGGCGTAATGTTAGTAATCGAATCACAGAAGTTTATCCTTTTGATGC